TGTCGCTAATCCGAAGGTCTGCCAAACTCGGCTTTCCGAACTGATCGGAAAGATCCGGCCTCAACGCCAGATTCTTTTTCTCCACAGAAAACACTGCATACTGCTCACGGTTGAACCGTTGCTCACGCAGAGTTTTAGTTCCAGATTCTTTTGCAATGTTGTAAGGCTTGACGCCCGCCAGACGACGAGGAGCGCGAGGTGACAGAAACATGTGATGAATCCATCTTGAAACCACACGCTTCTGACCATCACTAGAAGTAACGACAACGCGCTCGTTCGGCTTTTTGACACCGTCAAACTTTGGTTTGATTTCCACAAACTCTGGAAATTCTTGAACGAACTTTTCAACATGGGCAAACGGATTGATGATGATGTCGGGATCCCTAGAAATAGACGCCCAGCGGGTACGCATCTTTGCTCCAACCCCAACCGGAATGTCCGTCTTGCGTTCCACCCGGACAGAACCCTGACCGAACGCATACTCAATAGCCTCAACACCCTTGCTCAATAGGCGTATCTCGTCTCCTGCGATTGCACCCTTCCCGATCTTTGAAGTCACATACACGGCACCCTTGATCGCGTCATGATCCTTCATCTTCACTAGTTCTTCTGGAGTCAGCGTGGGTTCATACACCACACCGTCACGCCGAACCAAACGAGTGGTTCCAACATTCTTGCCAACAAAATCAACAACATCATTTACAACAGACTCGCGGCGGGCAGGGCTACCTGCACGATTAGGACGAATCGCCGCTTCGCGTACAACGGCGAAAGGATCGCCCTTAGGCTTCTTGACAACCACATCACGAACCACATCTGGAACGTCCTCTGCCGTAATGCTTTCAAAACGACGAGTCATCTTGGAAACATCACCTGATGTGACCGCTCCCGGCCCCTTTGCCGGAACGTCAAACACCAAACCACCACAGTTGCTCAACTTGGGATCAGTGAACCTGCCACCGTTGATGTACCCCGTGGGACAACGCAGCGCCCCACCGCCAATAGACGGCCTAGCGCCACCACCACCAATGCCACCACTCGGTCCAATACCTCCACCGCCGGGGAACAAAGCCCCCCACAGGGCGGAGCGGATCGGACTGCGATATTTGCTCATATCGCCCGGTGTAAAATAAGAAGCGATACTTGAAAGCGTCCGCCCAAGGCGACCGTGACCACGGCCCTTTACCTCAATTGGTTGTTTAGTCCAGTCGAACGAACCCGGCATTGGAACCGATTGCAGACCCTGCACAAACCGTGCCGCCTTATAGGCGACAGCATTTTGATCCCCATCAATAGGACGAGTCGTGATACCTCCGTCCATGCGGGCCACTCGGCGGTACACCCTCCAACTTGCTATCTCCACCCCGTCTTCGCTTTTGCCACGACGGCGACGACGCTTGCCGGGGATAGCGCGACGGGCCACCCGGCCTGCTGCCCGCGCCGCCCCACCACCACCGTGATGGTTGCCTTCATTCGGCCACTTGCCAGTTGTTTCATGGTGCAACCACGCGCACAACGGTTGGAGCGGATACAACTCTGGATGATTCGCAAGAATGACAATGCACCGCCGAAAACCACCCGGCTTCCGCATAATCGGTCGCCAGAATTTGAGCAGGTGTTCCAACCCACCTCTACGCGGTCCATGACCACGCAAAATATCGCCGGTAATTCTCTCCTGCGGGATTACGTCGATTAAGTCCTGCGGCCCTTTGACCTCAAGAGGCTTATCACTCATAGCACTCCCTAAGGTGATTTACTTGTTCGATTTGCCCTTTTTCTTGGGGGTCTTCCCGTCCTTATACGCTTCATTCACATCAGGGGTGCTTTCGTCATCTTTAACGAAATGGCCCTTCGCTGTCCGCGCCCGTTCGCCCGTGGCCGCAGCCTCAGGAGCGGGAGCAGGAGCCTCTGGCTCTTCTCCCACATGCACAACCCGTCCCAAGTTGGGATCAAAATAACTTTTCTTGTCCATGACATTTACCTATTCTGTTGTCGATTCGTCAGAGTCAATTTCCAACATCTGAAGTTCCATCAAGGAAGCCATGAACTCATCTGTTTCTGCTTGCTTCGTTTCGACCCATTCAGAAGGAATGATGTCTGTTCGTTCCAATTCTTCTGCACGACGCTCAATATGAGACTTCGCCTCAACGTGCCTGTAGGCAGCCTTGACTGCAAGTTCAAGATCGTTGGCATCCACAATCGGGAAAGATCCATCTTCTAGCGCAGCGCCTTCCTCTACAAGACCCTGCAACGCCTCGCCTTCATAATTGGACTTGAGAGCCAACTCGGCTTCCAAAGCATCCTTTTCCCGACGCAGTTCGGTGAGGTCGTCCTGCTCATCATCGGTAAGTTCGATCATGTCGGTTCCAAGAACCTTCCCATCAATCGACACATAAACGTCATATGACTTGCCGTCTACACCGTCAATCTCAACGACGTAAGCGTCTTCGCCGTGGAACAAGTCAACATCCACTCCGTATGACTTTCCATTGACATACTTGAGAGCCGTCATTTCGGCTTCCTCAAATGAAACGATCAACGGGTTTGAAGCACCTTCGTCTTCAAGACTCTTTACGCTCAAGCCCTCGTCCAAGGCGATCCAACCCAATCGGGTTCCGTTGCCTGCGTAGTACGCCTCTTTGTAACCGTCTGCGGTCTTCAAATCCAGAACGAACATGTCGTCCTTAGGCGCATATCCGGAGTCAACAACCTCGCCACCAAACTCGGCTTCGGCAGAAACCTCAATCTCCAGCAATCCGGGCAAACCCTTCTCACTGGCACACCCACCGCGGCAGAAGTTACACACATCACCGCTTCGGATGGTCCGCTCAATGGCACACATGAAGTCAAAATTGCCTAGAGATTTGACGCCCATGCGCTCCAAACGCTTTTCCATACCATTGGTGTTTGCATCATCTTCTTTGCCAATCAGAACAGCCGTCGGGAGAGCAGGAACCATGTTCTTTTCGTCATCGTCCTCCTCTTCCTCAGCGTCCGGATCTTCGCCATTAGCCAATGCCATCAAGCGGGCCAGTCGGCCCTTACCCGGCTTGCCATAGCCCTTGAGATCGTCATCATCCTCTTCAGGAACAAACGGCGGACCGACAGCACCAGCACCAACAGGCGTCATCGGAGAAGTGTTAGGCACTGCCTCCGTTGGTACAGCCTGCATGGGTGAGATCGGACGACGGCGCAATTCTGGACCCTCTTCTTCGTGGTCCGGAACATGCGCCTTGGGATACTCGTCATCTTCGTCAGGAACCTCAACGACATAAGCCTTCATGTCGTCAGTGATCTGTTCCGGATCCATCTCAACAACGACAACCCGCTTTTTCGGACCCATCTCTTTGGCCTGTTCAACGCCACCCGGAGGCTTCAACAAGCCCTCGGCGTCATCCTCCTGATCGTCGTCATCGACCACGACCATGTCGTAAGGATGACCGGTGATGGTGGCAGCCTTGGTTCCATGCTCTTCACAATCCTCGTCGTCACAGTCCTCTTCGGGATGATCACCCGACTTGGTTTCCGTCAAAGAGGCTGCTACCTCTTCTAGAGCAGATAGTTCGTCCTCAAGAGTCTTCTCTTCAGGCTCCACTGCTTCTGTTTCTTTATCGTTTTTAGCCATTTTGGACTCCTATTGGGAAGGCTCGTTAACTAACCAGTCGATATGTAGCAAAGCCTTACCCATGATTCGGGCAACGCTCTTTTTTTCATTTTCGCCTTCAGGCATCAAGACCTCTACGGTCTTGTAACCCAAGGCAACAGATTCTGGGGTTGGACATTGAACTGGAACCCCAACTTTCACCAATGCCTCTACGACATCAGCAATCTCTTCTTCCGTAGCGCACTCAAACGGAATGGACTCCTCGTAATTTGAATAGGTGCCCGGAATCAAAACCTTTTGTTCAACAGGTTCTTTCCGCTCCAACGGACCCTCAGATGGCATTACCTCGTTACAAACACTCTGAAGAATTTCAATAGCGTTAGAGATTTTTTGAATGTTCCTAGAAGAAATCTTGCGACCAGCCTTGACCTCAACATCTTCCTCTAAGGACTTTTCTTCGTGGGTGCAGCCGCACGATCCGTCTACCTTTTCGCAGCCACATGCCGTTTCCTCCTTTTCGCAGCCACATGCCGTTTCCTCCAGCACGCGAACGAAAGTTTCCAAAACCGCAGCCTTGGGCTGAGCGAACAGAAACTCGGAACTGTCCTTGTTGTAGTGGTAACTCACAACCCACGCTTCGTCACCCTTAGTGACGGCAGCCTGCTCCGCGTCAAAGTCCCACAACTTGACATCTTCGTCATCGAAGGATCCCTTAACCGCCGTCTCAAGCAATGACGCAAATACGGTTACCTCTTCATCGACTTCATCGACCTTTTCTTCAACCTCATCCGCTGCCAAATTCTTGACGGTACACAACTCCCCCTCTGTGCCACACTCGGACGCCTCGTTGTCCTTCACGGACAGCGTGCCGGTCAACTGGTTTGCTCCATGGAGGACGGGCGAAACCTCGTACAGTTCCACCTCTTTCAGAACGTTTGCCTGATGAGTGGAGTCATAATCGGCATCAATTGTCTTGTAGCCGATGCTCCACTCCTGCTCATCGCCAAAAAAGGCAACATTGGCAAAGGCTTCCTTGCCACGCTGGGAGTTCAAATTGAACTGAACCCGTGCATACAGGCCACCTACTCCAGCATCGAACATCTTCTTCGGAAGCCGACTGTCCTTGGGCTTGACCTCTTCAATCGTCAACACTTTGCCGATTGGCTCATTCCAGTTATGTCCCCAAACCACACGCGGCTTGCGACGTTTCAATGAGCCACTGAACGCCCCCGGAATAATGATGTCGCCCACGGAATCCTTGTTCCCAATCGCGGCGACAAAACATTCAACAATGCCCTGTGCTTTGTCAATATTGACCTGACCAGCACGGGTTTTAAACTGAATATCTGTATCTTCTATAACAGTCAATGTAGGCATGGTGACTCCAGATAGATGAACTGTCCGGAGTATACAACCACACCATAATCTGAAATGGCAAGTTTACTAAAAGTAGTTTACTAAAACCCTTAATCCCCGAATTTTAACAAGCACCGACAATTGATTGTCAGGGACGGCGGAGCCAAAGGATCACCGGGGAACCTCAAAGTCACACCCTTTTTAAAACTATCCCCAATAGGAATGGTCTGACTTTCAATCACCGCATGACCAGTACGAACTTTGTCATCCTTGCGAGTCAACCAAGTCTTAGTAGCAGCCCCAGCACGGCGACCACCAAAATACAGACCAGCATTATACGCGCCGTTACTCTCAACCTCCGCAATCCGCTTCAAGCGTTTCGTCTGCAACGCAACAAATACTGCCGCCACAGAAGTCGCCAACAAAGCAACTTTTGCCGAAATCGGAGCCGAATCGTCATCGTCACCCAAAAGCATCATTGCCAACAAAATTGCTGCTGCAAGTTCCTTCTTTGTGGTTTCATTTGCTTTTTCGGTTCGCACCAACTGAGATTCAATATACTTTTGAATCTCTTCCTCTGAAGGATCCACCTTTTCATCAGATTCCTTCATCGCTGTAGCCGTTGCTTCCAGCATCGCCCCTTCAATAACCGGAGCCATGTCTTCCCGCAATTGCTTGTTCCAAGTATCAGCATCCCATATAGCGTCAACAGTGAGATCGCCACTGCCCAATAAGCGCTTGGCCTTGGCTCCGGAAATCTTCTCAGTGATTACTCGCTCTTGACGCTGAAAATAGCGTTCCAACGACCGGGCGAAAATGGCTTCCCAACGATCCACATCCTGTGCGGCTTTGTTTTCCCACTCGCCACCCAATTCAAAATGCTTAACTTCGATTCCTTCCGGTGTTCCCTCTTTCGGCATCGGGAACTCGCCAATAGGTAGTTCCGGTTCAGGAACACCCTCCGTGGGTGCGGGAATCGGGGGAGCGGCACCCGGCGGAGGAGCCTCGCCCGGAGGAGCCTCACCTTCAGGTGGCGGCATACCCTCAGCGCCCGGAGGCATCGGTCCGCCCGGACCTTGCGCTCCGCCCATCGCCTCTTCCTTGGTCATCGGCTCTTCGGTGTTTCCAATCGGAGCCAAGTTCGGGTTCGCCAACATCGAATCCGCCAGATAGGAATCGACCTTTTCTTTTCCAGTTTTATCCCGATACTCATTAGCGGTGATCAAACCCTGCTGATGCTCCGTCAAATAGAACCGATCACGTTCCTGCTTACCCATAGTCAAAATGGGCACCGTAGAAGTGTCAAACGTTACATAGTAGTTGTCATCCAAAACATCTAGTCCTCTAGACAACAGTTCCAGATGTGGGTCCATTGTCTCCGACCAGAACACACGCCCCTCTTCGGAGGCGTTGGCAAACGTCCTACCGGACGCGTTGCCGATTACGGATTCGGGGACTCCGAAGGAGGCGAGGATTTCTTCCTTCGTAATCTGTCTAAGAGCCTCATACGCCGCGTCACGCGGGGAGGCACCAGTATCGACAAAGTCCGCGCCGTCATCAGATGCAATAACTCCGATACCACCTGCTCTTGAGAGGCTTCCTCGGAATCGGGCTTGGAGTTCCTGTTTGTCGTCATCATCAATCTGCCCTCGCAAGACGAGCAGCCCACCGGGCCGACCGTCATTCAAAAGAAAGTTTCTATTATACAACTTTGCTAGTGTTTCAGTTTCTATCGCAATACCCGATGATTCCATTGGGGTCATAGACAGATACGGATCCAATGGATGTGGGCGACGGATCCAAATAACATTCTTCGGATTCAGATTTTGTTTCTTGCCGTTCGGCAACTCAACCTCAAACGCCGATACAAACTTCTTTTCGTGGGGGATCGGAGCCGTGTTCTGAGGAGGAAGCAAATGTAACGCCACCGGGTCACCGCCGCGGCCACGAACGATCTCAATAAACGCTCCACGGGTACTCATCAACAACTGAGCAGAAAGCCGATACCGAAAAGCGAAAGAGTTCTCGCCATCATTAGATTGCTGGTTCAGAATTTTCGTAACGCTCGCATTTTCATCTTCACGTTCCACCCGCTCCCCAAACGGAGAGTTGTCCCGAAGAAACATGATAGGCAATCGCGCCTGATTACTAGCGATAGCATCAATAGCACGATAGACCCAAGTGACTTTCGCTACTCCTTCGCGATAGGCTCTCTCAATGTCCCAACCGTCGGTGTAAGGTTTGCCTACAAGACCGGCGTTATAGGCAACCGGCGCTCCGATAGAAACAGCCTTTTTACCGTCAGGTTGGATTGCCTTATTGTTATTCCAAGCCATATTTATTCAGCACCTAACAGATAGCCGTATATGCCTAGCCCAAGTCCCCATGCCGTAATCCCCCAGCCGATGTGAAATTGACCCAGTCCTAAACCCAATAGTATTACAGACAACACCATGAACAGATGAGCAATATTAGAACGTCCCAAAGAAGCGATAATCTTTCTCACATTTATATCCTGTCACGTTCAGACAAAGGTTTCAAGGTATCATAACCCATCATGAAAGATTGGTCCGACATCTATGAGTTCCTTCAACCGAAGGAACCACATTTTTGCCCAGAAACCCCATCACTGACTCAAAAGACCTTTTTGCGCGCTGGGCACCTTGAAGGACTCTTTGGTGGAGCCGCTGGTGGCGGAAAATCCTCTGCACTTTTAATGGCTGCTCTCCAATACGTTGACGTTCCCGACTACTCCGCCATTCTTTTCCGACGCACATATGCCGACCTCGCACTTCCCGGCGCACTCATGGACAGATTTCTTTCGTGGGTTAAAGAGTACGACGAGATCAGGTGGAATGGCTCCACCTATGTAGCCACCTTTCCATCTGGTGCAAGAGTCACTTTCGGTTATCTAAACAATCAAAATGACTACCTTCGTTACAAGTCTTCAGAATTCCAGTTCATTGGAATGGACGAAGTAACTGAAATTCGTGAATTTGATTATCGTTACCTTTTCTCTCGGTTGCGTAAACCGAACTCTGGCGAACTCTCTAAAGTACCACTAAGAATGCGTGCAGCATCCAACCCTGCGCCTAACTGGGTAAGACAACGTTTCATCGAAGAGGGAGAAAAAAGTCCTGATCGAATCTTTGTTCCCAGTTTCCTAGACGACAACCCCGGCATCGACCCTGAGTCGTATCGGCGTGCCCTGCAAGAAATCGACCCCATCGAACGTCAACGATTGGAAAACGGCGACTGGTGGGCGGTGTCCTCAGGAAGCCTGTTCGACCGTGAAAACTTTGTCATCATGGAGCCAAGCGACCTTCCCGATTTCGTGGACCCTGAGTGGTGCCGCTTCTGGGATCTTGCTGCCACCGAACCATCCCATGTGAACCCGGACCCCGACTGGACCGTCGGTGTCCTTGGAGCATTCGACCAAGGGGTGTTCTACATCATCGACATCCAGAGGTGCAGGAAGAACGGAGCGGACATAGAAAAACTAATCGCACAGACTGCCCAACTGGACGGTCCTCATGTCGCCGTCCGGATGGAACAGGAGCCGGGGAGCAGCGGCAAAAACCTGATCGACCAATACGCCCGCTACGTCCTACCCGGCATCGACTTCATCGGTATTCGTTCCACGGGCGACAAAGTTACCCGTGCCAAACCTCTGTCTGCTGCGGTTGCCAACGGAAACGTCAGGCTTGTCAGAGGACCATACATTTCAGACTTCCTTGACGAAGTGGCAACCTTCCCAGAGGCGGCATGGCACGACGATCAGGTAGATGCCACCTCTTCTTGCTTCAACGAGGTGGCCGGTCTGGGTCATCGCCAGCGTGGCCGGGTGTCAATTATTATCTAGGGCTTGACATCTTCCAGCGACGGGGATATGTTCTGCCTTCCGGTTCCCCGGCGTCGCCTGACCAGCGTCGTTCGCCCGTTAGAGGGGCTTGGAATTTTCACGCCCAGTGGTAGGGCGCACTGACCTACACTTCATGGTGGAACTCGGCAGCAGTCAGCACCAGTACCAGAACGAAATCGGATGAAGTGCGGATGCCCGCTGACCGACCGCTTCTGTTCAAAGCGCAAGGTGCCATTTACGACAGTCCGACTGTGACCGGAGTAAATCTTGGCTCTCCGCTTGGAGGGCCAAGAACTCTCGCCCTCCTGCTCCCAGAGTAACGATTCTCTTACTTGTTAAGTATTACTACTTAAAAGGTACATTAGTAAAAACGCGAAAAATCGTTCGCCCACCCGCCGGTTGCGCTTGTCTCACCACTGTGCTATCTTGTTTTCAACTACTACTAGGAGAGGAACCCGTGGGGATCCAAGAGGAACTTTCGGAAATGCTAAACAAGTTGGACGACTCTGTCCACTTGGAGAAGACGACTGAAGACCCGGAACGAATTTACCGTTTGATGCATTTGGGGTTCATACTGTCTGAGGCAAAAAAAATTATCGCTTCTTTGCAGGAAGAGGCCAAGACAATCCTGTTGGATTCCGATTGGGATCGAAGCCCGTTTCACGCTCAACAGTTCAACATGGAAACCAAAACTGGTGCGCCGCGCAAAAAGTGGGACCATGACAAATTGGCGGAACTGGTCGCTCAACGAATTTCTGACACCGCTATCGACATGGACACTGGAGAGATAACCAAAACTCCCCGACAGATGATCAAGGAGTTGCTGCAATACGGAGCCGTCTCTTATTGGAGGGTGCAGGCTTTGCGTGATTTAGGAATTGATGCCGACGAGTATTGCGATGTCGGAGAACCGAATACGAACCTTATCTATAGGAGTAATGAGAATGGCTGAGAAGTCGCAAGCCGATCAACTAGCAGAACCGTTTGACGAGACACTTATTTATCAGCGCTCTCTTGGGGGGCGCAACTTTGACTACGTCGCCGTGGCGGAATACATCGCCCGGTTGAACAAGGTGCTTGGTACGGGCGGATGGAACTACGAAGTTCTTAAGTGCCATGTCCAGCCCGAATACAAAGAGCATGTGATTTCTCATGTTCGGGTTGTCGCTTCTGTCGATGGAGTAACTGCCGTTAAGGAAGCATATGGCGGAACCAAAATCAAGATGCTCAAGGGCGGCGGGGTGATGGATCTTGGAAACGATTTCAAGATTGCAACCAGCGATGCCTTCAAGAAGGCGTGTCAAGGTCTT